TCAGGTGCGGAAATGCGCGGTCATTCGCTGCAGGTCCTGCCCAAGTGACGCCAATTCGATCGTCGCCGCCGCACTTTCTTCGCTGGCGACAGCCGACTGGTCAGCCACATCACGCACACTGACAATGCTGCGGTTGATTTCGTCGGCCACGGCACTTTGCTGCTCGGCGGCGGCCGATATCTGCAGACTCATCTCCTGGATCGTACCGATGGACTGATTGATCTCGGTAATCGCCAATTCGGCTTTCTGCGCCAGTACCACCGTATCGAGGGTGCGTTCGCGGCTTGAGGTCATCAGCGTCGCGGCCGCTTGCGTGCCTTGTTGCAGGGTGACGATCAGCGCTTCGATTTCCTTGGTCGAGTCCTGCGTGCGCTGTGCGAGCGAGCGCACTTCGTCTGCCACCACAGCAAAACCACGACCCTGCTCACCCGCCCGCGCGGCTTCGATAGCGGCGTTCAACGCGAGCAGATTGGTCTGCTCGGCGACGGCTTTGATCACATCGATGACTTTGCCGATCTGCTCGCTGTCCTGAGTCAGCACATTCATCGCACCGCCCAACTCTTCAATGGCTATGGCAAGTTCGCTGATCTGCACCGTCGCCTGCTTGACCACCGTGCTGCCGTGGCGCGCCTGCTGATCGGCGAGGGTCGCGGCAGCGGAGGCATCGGTGGTGTTACGCGCAACTTCCTGCACCGTCGAAGCCATTTCGTGCATCGCCGTGGCAACTTGATCCACTTCACTTTTTTGCTGACGTACACCTGCGCTGGTCTGCTCGCTCATGGCCGAGAGCTTTTCCGCAGAGGTGGAAATCTGCGTGACGCCATTGCCGATACCTTGCACCAGCGTGTTCAGGTTCTGCGCCATCTCCTGCATCGCATTTTGCAGATCGCCCAACTCATCTTTGCGCGCAGACCTGGCCTGGACCGTCAGGTCGCCTTTGGCAATCCGTCGCGCCAGATCAACCGTCAGCGCCAGCGGCGCAGTAATCTGGCGCGAGATGACCACCGAAGCCAACAGCCCGATCACCAGCGCCAGCGCAGTCAATACCGCCATCTGAATAAAAGCCGAATGCTGATCCTCATGTGCAAGGCGCTGCTGGGTGTCCATCAGGCCACTCATGATCTTGTCCATCGCCTTGCTTTCCTGGTCGACCTGCTCGCGCATGTTCTGCTTCTGCTCAAACAGCCCGGCCACTTCCACCAGTACTTCGCGATAACGCCGCATGCCGGCGTGGGCTTCTTCCAGTTGGCTCGACAGCGCCGTCGGCAGGCTGGTGCGCGCCTTGCTGATATCACTCAAGAAGGTATCGATGGTTTCCATCAGCAGTTTTTTGTTCACGTCGTTGGGCACCGCAATGTAACGACGCAACATCAGGCGAAACGTGGTCATGCCATTGCGCAAGTCGGCCACCGTACGCAGCTCCCGAACGCGTTCACCATCGGCAGACGCCAGTGCACTGGTCGTGGTGCCTTCAAGCATGCCGGCAAAAGTTTGCGCGTACTTGTCCGACAGCGCCGTCAGCGGTTTCAACGCATCCGTGGTCGACTGGTCGGCAGCGATCAGCCGTTTCACCTTCTGGTCGTAGGCAACAATCGTGGTTTGCAACGCCTTCAGGGCTTGCTGGTTTTCAGCGCGGGTCAACGTGTCCAGCGCCTTGCCCACAAGGCCCTGCAAGACATTCAACTGCGCGTTATAGGACTCGGCGAACGCTGCCTCAGCGGCGGCTTCGTACTGTTTCTCGGACAGACGCATATTTTGCGTAGCGTCATTCAACGTGCCGATCAGACGCGTCGTACTCAAGCGATCAACCAGCACGCTGTTGCTGTTATAGCCAATGAAGGCAACCGCCAAAACGGCCAGCAGAAGAATGCCGAAGCCGGTTCCCAGCTTGCGGGAAACTTTGATGTCACCGAGGAAATTCGATGCTACTGCCATATTCAGCCTCAAACGTCCTGACGCGAATCGCCAGGCATAAAAAAATTGATCTCCGGTAACCACAGTCACCGTCCAGACATTCGGGGGTCGTCATCCAGGGCGTAATACGGGACGCTCCAGCTGTCCCGGAAATGCAAATGCCAATGCTGTTGAAGCGTCGAAAACAACCCGACGCGAGCACCGACAGACAAACCTTTCACGTCGCAAACAGAGCATCTGCACGCTGGATTTATCGTTTCAGCAAAGGTGTGTGGAGGGATGCTATTAATTTTGCGAAAACTTGTACAACTTTATATTTTTGTATAATCGTTGAACTTTTTGCGCGGCGTGATGACGCATTGCCATCATGATTTGTGGCACATCGCTATCGGCGTGAAAAGACGATGAAAATGTCAATGCAGAACCCCGCCCCTCTGCAGCAACGGCGTGCCGCATGCCACAGAGGGACACGGGTTTACGGCTTGATTTCAACCTTATCCAACGCCTGATTCACCGCCAACTCCGCCAACATCACCACCTGCGCAATGCCTAGCGCAGATTTGCGGCGCGAGTTATCCAGCGTCGCGGCAAAGTTGTTGAGCATTTCGGAGGCAGAACCCAGGGTTTCGCAGGCATTGGCCAACAGGGATTCCATGTCGTACTTGGGATTGGCGAGGTACATGCGTTCGGGCGCATCGGTGCTGGCCCTGATTAGGCTGGCGGGAAGGAGATAGTGATCAAGCGCGCGCTCGGCGGCTTCGTGGAGTTTTTTGGAATTGGCGGATTCGTAGGGGGATGCGGGGTCGGTTTCTGGCGGGTTGGGTGTTGGTTTGAACATGGTGTAACTCCTGACGGATTAACGAAAAGGAGCCATCACTCTCGCTACCAAACGAAGGGTGGAGGCCATACGCAGGTTGGTAGACCGGTCGTCAGGAACCCCGGCGCATCCGAAGACGCCCCGCGCATGACCACCATAAAACGAAGACGAGAAACGTCATCGCAAGACAGTAGTCTTGTGCTTCTGACGGAACGGGCTACCAAACCCGATCACTGTTTTCAGTGACCCGGAGACGATAAAACCCGCAGGCTAGACGCACAAGCCGGCGGATTCTGTCTTAGGTGTAGGGGGAGGCGCAAGACAAGGTAGGCTTCGGATAACTTTCACCAGTCAGATTTAAACAAGCGCCTGCGCAATCGTTTAAACGCATACTGAAGGACAGAAAACAGGCAGAAATACACTTCCTCCCATCAGGCCGAGCGCGTCGGAGCCCAGTTCAAACCACAAACAGCGCCTCGCAAGCCTTTGCCTGTTCGCAGACCTGATAAACTCTTGCGCCTTCGCCTTCTTGATCCAGATTCCTCACATGTCCCTACAACCCGTCACACTCTCCCGCCGCTTCTCCGTCGCCCCGATGATGGATTGGGTGCAGTAGCCCTCCTACCCCCTAGGATGATTGGCTAAGGTCCCAAAACCGCGTCACGTTGTAGCAATTTTTTAGCATGCGAAAAGTACTACATTACTCTGACGCTACCGGTACTAATGATCTGACGAGGTAGGGAGGAATGAGCGTGTGTGCGTATGTTGACCTCAGTCTTCTAAGGGTTGGGAGTTCGAATCTCTCCTTCACCGCCACATTCAGTAAACACAAACCCCTGATTTTCCTAGAGAAAGTCGGGGGTTTGTGGTTTTTGGCATCGGAAAAATGGCCATATGGGACAGATTTGGGACAGATGCGCTATTTTGGTGCGGACTCTTGTGCCTTCCATCTTGATTGACCGTGACGTTGTACTTCCACTACTGACCAGTGAGCGGCCGATAATAGGCTGCAAGCGGTTGACCTTCGCGCATGCTCCATCTGCCGCCCAGGAATAACGTAGGTAGGGCGTTATCTAATGTCTGACCAAACACTTTGAATTTTTGGGAGCGCCCGACATCACTTGATCATCATCAAAGGAGGTCTCGTGACTCAGTCCGATATGTATGTCATTGATTACCAACTCCACGGGGAACCAAAGAGTTTCGTCATCAGAGCGAAGCTGATGAACAATGCGGAGGCATGGCAGTGGGCGAGCTGTGACGCTGGTCTTGCGCCTATTCCCAAGCCAGGCCGTGCCTCGTTGAAACGTTTTTCCAAGCCTATGGCCGAACGTTTCGGTGTGACGAATGTGCAATGGCGCGCATCCGTGTCGCTGGCCTGGGACTAAGGTCATGGAATAGGATCGATTAACTCAGACCAGCGCTAAATCTTAAGGAAGATACAGATGCCAAGGAAGACAGACCCCCATGTCATTACAGCCGACGCGCTCACATTGCTGCTGCACAACCAGCATGCGCTGGGCGCCGCAATAGAGGAGATCACTCAGTGGATCTCGGGAGCGGGTGCAGATGACGTTGCTGATAACGCCATCGTGGCTTTGGAAACGCTAGACGCAAATGCTAACGCGATCACCGAAGCGATCATGCGTTTAAGACAGTGCTAAAAAATTGCCGCTTTCGAGCGAACGGTTAACCTAGATCTATCGAGCGTTAACCGAAAACAGTTTGAGAGCTGTGATCTTCTAGCTTTGCTGGCTGTCTATGACGTGCGGGACGCACCATGGGAGTGACTCACAGGGATCAAGCCCTGCGTCTAGGTGATAACGCGTATCTAGCCGTACCATCGATTACTGCCGGGATTAATCCCGCGCACTCTGAGTCTTTGATAAGTTGTCTCATCACTTCCACGTCAGCCGTGTTGCCCACATTTTCTTGCATGAAGTGCTTGCTGATTAGGTAACGGCCGCAACCGTCACAGGCGATGTTCTGCCAATCGCCCACCTCATATTTGAGCACCGCGTTTTCCCAACAGATCCAGCACATACATTTCATAAAACTTCTCCTAGCTGGCTCATGGATTGCCCCAGAAAGAAGCTGGTTCAATGCAGAGGGTCGACTGGCATAACCGTCGGTCTGGTACGGGTGTGGATGCAGAATTCGCCAATTATGACGTATTGCGGCTATTGGCCACTAGTGAATATAACGCCGTTTATGTTCAACAGGCCCCCACACTCTTGCCAGGTTCGGGGACCTTTTCGTGGGGCAATGAAAACCACTTCTCCCTAGGCTGGACTACCATAGTCCCACCGTCTGGTTTGTTGCCGTCACCCTCCTCCAGGAAAGGATGCTTATGCCGTACGTCTACGAAGGTTCGGCCACCGTCACCGTGATGGCCCGCTATCTCGGCCTGGAACCCGCCGAGCTGACCACCCTTGAGTGTGCGGTGCGCCTGCTCAACGCTGGCCCGGGCCGCGTGCGCGTTGAACTGCAACATTATCTGCAAGGCCCCGCGCGGGCCAACACAGTGCGGGTCATGCTGCCGCACGGGATGATGGTGCAAGGGCCAATCGTCGACGGCAGCAACGAACCTACCGGCGGCTGGCTGCTGATCAATGTCGAGCAGTACGACTTGGCATTTGAGCCACCGGGCGCTTCGAAGGGATGGCAATGGCAATGATCAAGCATGAGGTGCTGGCCGCACTCAACCTGCCACGCTCGGTTCATGCGCAGTCACTGAAACTGCTCACGGCCATCGCCAACGCCAGCACCGTGGCTGACACACTGCACGCGGCCGACCGTGCCGAGGGTTTCACCTTGGGCATCGAAACCGTGAAGGCACTTAACCCTGGGGTGATCGAAAGCCTCTACGTGGCGTTTGATCACGCCTCACAAGCGCGTCAACAGGAACTGAACGAATGATCGCTGACGGCATTCATGAAGAGGTGCTGCGCGCCTTGGTTGAACAACATGCGGTGCGCGAATGCCTTGTGACCAGGATCGATGGCGGCTCCGACTGGGGGCTGTCGATCCGCCTGGGCGGCAGCGGCGCACGCTGGTGCCGGTGCGCTCGCGGCGTGAGCGGCAGCGGCGCACGCTGGGTGCCCGTGCGCTCGCGGCGTGAGCGGCTGCGCACCTGGGCCAGCTTGACGGCGGTGGGCCGTTTCGCCGACAGCATCGGTCTCAAGAATTTCACCGTGGAGTTATGAGCGGTTTTCTGTGTAATCGGCCCATCGGTGGCGGCAAAGCGGACACCGAGAATCACTCACCTATGATCTGAGACATCGTCACCCTGCTGTCTTGCAATTCTTTCACCCGCAAATTCTCGCCGCAGTCTGGAACATTTGGCCGACGCTTTTGATCCACTCATAAAGACAGAGCGTACGAGTGACATGGATACCGTGAGAGATATCGTAGTGATCGGTGGATCGGAGGGCAGCTTCGGCCCTCTTCGTCAGATCCTTTCAGGATTGCCTGCAGACTTCCCTGCTGCCGTATTGATCGTTGTGCACACAGGCTCCTCCAGCCCCAGATTGCTTGCATCGATATTCGATTCTTGGTCAGCCCTGCCCGTTGCCTACGCAGACGAAGGCGTCCGCGTCGAAGCGGGTCGTGTCTACGTGGCCCCGCCAGGACGACATCTTGAAGTGGTTGAACCGGGGCTTATGCATCTCAGCGATGGACCAAAACTGCATTTCTCCAAGCCTGCCGTGGATCGGTTGTTTGGCACTGCCGCGGCGGTGTTTGGAAGAAGAGTCATCAGCATGATCCTTTCCGGCAATGACGGAGACGGCGCCGCCGGGGCGGCCGCTGTGCGGGCGGCCGGTGGGGTGAGCCTGGTGCAAGACCCCGGCGATGCGCTGGTGTCCAGCATGCCGATCAGGGCAATTGAGAAAGATCATCCGAACAGCTTGGTTCGCACCGACGCGCTACTGGAAGCACTGATCCATTGCGTCACGCCTCTCGAACTGGAGCGAACGGCCGCGGGTGATAGAACTTCGTCTGTCGACTGCTGACTCGTCGCAATCTTGCTCACCGCGAACACTGACCTACCGATGGCGTTAATGATCGTCGGACAATTTCTCTGAATTTTCTTCAGCGCGCAAAATCACTTATTCATGAGCAATAGGAGGTCTCGTGAAGCCAGCTGATTTGTACGTCATCGATTATCAACTCCACGGTGAGCCAAAAAGCTTCGTCATCAGAACGAAGCTGATGAACAACGCGGAGGCCTGGCAGTGGGCGAGCTGTGATGCGGGCCTTGCTCCGATACCCAAGCCGGGGCGTCCACCACTGAAGCGTTTTTCTAAACCGATGGCGGAGCGTTTCGGCGTGACCGACGTGAAATGGCGGGCGTCCGTCACAGTCGTCTGGGAGGAAGATCATGCGTAAATGATCGAAGTTGAGTTTGTCACTCAGCTACGGTGGTGATCCCGTCAGCCGCTCGGCCGTCGAGCACAGGCATCGGGTCGATCTGAATGCCTGGAAGGATGGAGACCCACGCGGCATAGGCTCGCTGCTGTCGAACCAACGCTTCTTCCCATCGACTGCCACTGACTTCGTGCGATACGACCAGCATCATGAGGTGATTGGTGGTTGCATCGAGGTCGAGCAACAAGTGATGGGCATTGAATCGAAAATCATCAGTCGAGAGCATGGAGTCACACTGTATGGATGGAGGAAGCACACATCTCTGCTCCCACATGACATCATTATGACACTATTCAAAATATACGACTGCTCGGACCGACAACCGGTTGCTAGGGTAACTGACTGTCAATCCAGCGTTCTGCGGCCGCCATCGCGTCAGCAAGTGCACAAGGATAATCCGGCCATGGTCCTGGCAGCTCGGCGACCGTGTCGGCGAGACCATGTACTCCGCTCTCCGCCAGCACATGCGCCGCTGTCGGCGATGGATCGTTTGGCCTATTCCAATCAAATTTTACGACCAGCTTATGGCCGCGATATTCATGCGTGATGGGAACGTCTAAGCCATGGGACATCTGTCGAACCCTTTGCCACTGATCAATGCCTTCGAGTTTTAACGCAATTGAGCCAGCAGCACTATCGTGGCGCTTCGCTATCGGAGCGGAGTGCGCCACCCCGCTCCGGACGGAGTAAGTAAGCCCGAGACTCCTCAAAACAAGCCGCCCAACGATTCTGGCGCCCAGTTCATGATCACCAGCTCACCGCTCACCTCGGCTTTGCCTTGCCGCTGGTTGGATGTGGTGTAGCGGATGTCCAGTGTCTCGAAGTGGAAACCGTCGAACACACGGCGGATGTCCGGATGGTCATTGACGCTGACCATCACCTTGCCTTTGCAGCGGCGCATGAAGTCGGCCATCCGCTCGTAGTTCTCGAACGGAAAGTCCACCCCATAACCCGCGGTCTGCCAGTAAGGCGGGTCCATGTAATGGAAGGTGTGAGCACGGTCATAGCGTTCTGCGCATTCAAGCCAGGGGAGGTTTTCGACGTAGGTGCCGGACAAGCGCTGCCACGCAGCCGAGAGGTTTTCCTCGATGCGCAACAGGTTGATGGCCGGGGCAGTGGTCGCCGTGCCGAACGTTTGACCCGAGACCTTGCCAGCAAAGGCATGGTGCTGCAGGTAAAAGAATCGGGCGGCGCGCTGGATGTCGGTGAGGGTTTCGGGGCGGGTCATTTTCTGCCATTCGAACACCTGTCGCGAACTGAGCGCCCATTTGAACTGGCGCACAAATTCTTCGAGGTGGTTCTGTACGACGCGGTAAAGCGTGACCAGGTCGCCGTTGATGTCGTTGAGGACTTCGACCGGCGATGGCTGGGGCTTCATGAAGTAGAGTGCGGCACCGCCGGCAAAGACTTCGACGTAGCATTCGTGTGGCGGAAAAAGCGGAATGAGGCGGTCGGCCAGGCGGCGCTTGCCGCCCATCCAAGGGATGATAGGTGTAGACATGAAAGCAAGACCTTTACTGTATGGATAAACAGGTGCTAGGCTCGCCGCGCTTTGTGCACGGAGCAAGAGCCTTGGCTGGACTTGCAGGGACAATCTGCAGGGACGGCGGTCGGTCTGGATGTTGACGCATACAGACCGGCCGCTCTTTTTTCACTTCGGTGTTGAGACTTCTTTGGCGTATGCATGACAGGCCGCGAGGGCAATCAGCCCCCGGTCGCCGTCATCGGTGACGCCGATAATTCGTTGAGCATGCGCTGGGTCAAGTTCGGCTCTTGTGGGGCCATGAACCAGGCCGCCGGTGGCGGTGGTGGCTGACACCGATCTGTTGCCGGCGTCGGTGGTGGCGTCGAGTAGGACTGACAGGCGCAGATCAGCAGTGGCAAGGAGGTCGCGCAGGCGACCTTGATCACGTTGGGCATCACTCAAGGCTCGGTAATGGGTTTGTTCACTGGTGGCCAGGCGCTGCTCAAGCGCGAGGCGTTTGTCCTGTTCGGCACGCTGCTGTGCGGCCGAGGCCAGATTCAGTTGGTTGAGGGTTTCGGTGTGGAGTCGGGCCTGCTCTGCCAGCTGTTTACCGTAGCGCCAATCCTGTACTTGCCAGGTAATGGACGCAGAACCACTGACCAAGACGACCAGCAGCACACCTTTGGCCAGCAGCCGATACGGCGCCGGGATCAGTTCGCCGAGACGCATAGCACCGCCCTCGCCCGCCCCCACAACTCCAACCGATCCTGCAGGCCATTGAGACCGCCATTGATCCTGCGGGTGATCGTGTTGAATTCGTTTTGATCGGCCAGCGCGTTCAGCCCATTCACGGACCAGAACCACGCGGCCGACTCGGCGGCCCACTGCGGCAGCTCCAGCAGTTCAGGCGTGCGCAGCAATCGCTCGTCACCGAACAGCGCCAAGCTGCAGCGCAGATAATTGTCGTGGCCGGTGACCTGGATCAGACCGCGACCGCGGTAGCGCTGACCATCACCATCCGCTGACGGCGTATTGCCCAGTTTCGCAGCCAAGTTGCCGGTGTCGTATTTGCTCAGGTACTGCTCGCCGCCCAGTTCCCGGACGTACTGCAGCTGACCCGACTCGTGACCGACTTGCGCCAGGAACGCGGCTTGGCGTTTCGGCGTGTTGATCTGCCGATGGGCCATGGCTGCGTTGAGGGCGGAAACAAAAACGCCCGCTTGGCGGCGGGCGTTGGGCATGATGCTTTGCAGCTGTTGTTCAGTGATGGACATACAAACTCCAGACGTAAAAAAACCGCACTCAGGCGGCGATGGGATGCGACTACTGCTTCTCGATGTTCACTACCTTGAGGGGTGATTTCGGTCCTTTCTTTTTCTTGCCCTTGGATTTACCGGCTTTGCCGGCATTGCATTCGACCGTGGTGGACCAGCCGGACTGGGTGAATACCTGCTCGACCGAATCCGCCAGGTATTCACCATCAAGCCCGACCTTGAAACCCTGAGCGATGATGGGGCGCTCGGCGAAGATGTCCGTCCGGCCGGGCATCTCAAGCCGCACATCAGCGGTCGAGCGGTTGAACGCTGAAAGACGGGCCTTGGCCGCCGCTTCTGCAGCCGTTTTGTTCGGGTAGATATGGCGGTCGGTATGGACTGCCGGCAGGCCATCCGGTGCGTCATCGTTGTCGATGGTGACCACCGCGAGCATGCCGTTCTTTTTGTCCTGATGCTTGGTGGCCACCGCCTTGTGCGAGTTGCGATCGCCGAGACTGAATTGCCATCGGCTGAGGTCGCGTCGGGTCAGGGTAATGGCGCCGAACGCCTTGCCGCTGGCTGTCTGCCCACCCTGGCGTGGCATCACCAACAGCTTGCCGTCGGCGACCTTGGCCGTGCAGTCGTATTGTTTTGCCAGCCGGGTGATGAAATTGAAATCGGACTCGTTGAGCTGGTCGACCCGGGCGACCTTGGTGGACACCGGACACACCGGCGTCCAGCCATTACGCGCGGCCACGTCAGCCACGATCTTCGACAACGGCACGTCTTCCCAGCTTCCGCTGCGGATGGTCTTGCCGCTGCCACGCATGTCGCTGGCCTTGCCCTTGATCACGATCGTATCGGGTGGGCCTGACACCTCGACCGTGTCCACGGTATAGCTGCCCATGCGCGCCAAGGTCGTTTCGGCGTACCCCAGGTAAATCTCGATTGAGCTGCCGCGACGAGGCAATTGCACTTGCCCATCACGGTCGTCGATACGCAACTCAAACTCGTCGGACTCCATGCCCGGTTTGTCCGAGGTACGCAGTTGCAATAGCCGATCATTGATTTTTGCCGTGACGTCAGCCCCATCGGCGACGATTCGAAATACGGGTGTCATATATTTTTTCCATAAAAAAACCCGCCGAAGCGGGTTTTGAAGGGGTTGTAGCTGCAGGTGTAACAAGGGCTACACATCGACTATAGCTCATCAATTCCAAAACGAGATGCCTTCTTCAGTTGGCATCGGCAGATCCGGCAGGACGATAATCACGCCCGACCGGAACGGCTGAGGCTCATCGGCCAGTCCCTGATTGGCATCGAGCACGGCCTCGACGCTGCCATTCAGATGGCCGTAAACGTTGTTGCAAATGACATCGAGCATGTCGCCGTCAGACGTCCTGCATGTCGTCGCCATAGCGTTCAAACTCCAAAGTAAAACCCTGTTTGCGCGCAATCCCGCCGTGCAGCAACGCGGACTGTTCCTCGTTGATGTTTTTCAGGCACCACGTCCCGATCACTTCGCCATACCCCGTGGTCAGGGTCAGCGGTTGCAGCCTGGCCCCGATGGAACGCAGCGTGTCGAGCTGCTTTAAACCGCCTTTGAAGCCCGGATAGATCGTGCCCTTGAGCGTCAACTTTTCATCGCCCATACCGATGGCCTGCTTCGCCGGCCGGCGCGTCAGCCGCTCCTGCGAAGCCCAGCGGAATTCGGTCGAACGGCTCAGCTCGTCGAAAGCTGCCGTGTCCAGGTTGAAGTAATACGGCTCAATTTTCGGATCGCGCGGCTGAATGATCATCAAGTGCGGGAATGGCTTCACCGCCTCCGGCGCCGGCGTGGCCTCCCCGGCAAAGGAACTGGTCGGCACGATGTTGGCCAGCGACGGGCTGACCTTGCCGGCGACATTGTTGATCGCCGTAGCCGCCTTGCCCGCCTGTTCTTTCAACGTGCCCAGCCGATCCTGCACTTCAGCCGCCGCCCGGGTGGCACGGCCGTACACCGCCACCACCTGACCGACCTTGGCCTGAGCCGCGTCGACGCCACGCATCACCCGCTGAAGTTTGGCGCCGATGGCCGGACCAACAAACGGGATGTTCTCCAGCTCGGACGCAGCGCCAGTCAGTTCACGGATCGCGCCGTTGACCGGGGTCAGCATGCCGTCAGCACTGCGCCGCCCGGTTTCCGCAGCCTCTACCAGGTACTTCAGGCTCGATTGCATCTGCTCCATGTAAGCCATGAAACCTCCTTAGACATGGGGTTCGTCGTACAGCTTGGCGGCATTCTGCTTCGCAGCGCCTTCCATCATTCGCTGCATGTGCGGCATCAGATCCTGCGCCAAGGTTTGCGGGTCTTTGACGTCGCCCTGCACCGTGACCGGCATGTTCAGCGAGTACTGAAACTGCTGATCCACCTTGGCCGGCACCGGCTTCGCCGGCTCCTTGGGTTGAATGGCCAGCGCCGCCGACTTGAGCGGCGCCGTCACTGCCATCGAGCGCGCGACATCCCCCAACACCGGGCCTTGCTGCGCTGCTGCCGCCATCATGAGCGGCGTGGCTGGCACCGGCGCCTTTGCCGCTTGTTCGGGCTCTTCATCCTCACCGCCGAACAGCGACTTACCCAGCGACCCGCCCAGCGCCGCACCGCCCTGACTGCCCAGGTAAGCACCGATCATGCCGCCGATCGCGGTGCCGATGATCGGCACAACCGAACCGATGGCGGCGCCTGCTGCAGCACCGGCCATGGTGCCGGCCAGGTTGCCCGCTGCCGAACCGTAACCCTCGGCTTTTTCGTCCTTGGTCTTGGCGTTTTGAAAGGTTTCAAAAGCCATCGCGCCGGACTCCAGCAGCGTGCCGCCAGGAATGACCTTAGCCGCCTTGCCGACCTTACCGACGGTTCCTGCGACGACGCCGAGTTTGGACAATGCCCCACTTGGAACGGACGGGACTGATGGCGATGGGATCGAAACAGGGGAACGAGGCCAGACGGGCGAGGACCTCTCGAACTCGGCAACGTCCGGCGCCGAGCGCTACGGCTTGATCCACGTCCGCGTCGGCGCGATTCGCCCGGCGCATCCACACCGCCACCCATAGCGCCGGCATTAACGACGAAAACCTTTTGGACGCCGTCGTTACCTGCATCATTTGCAGCACCAAGGCCACCGCCTGTGGCCGCTTCCTTCACCCGCGAAACAACATCCAGGCCAGTCGCTACCAGATCAAGTTCTCCGGGGTTTTTATTTGGGGCTTCGCTCCCACTCCTGCCACCGCGCGACCCACGCGCAAGGTTTAGCAGCCCCTTGCTGATCTTGATCGCGTTGAAGATACCTTTTAAGGCGATCAGCCCCGCTCCGACCGTGGCGATACCGGCAACCACTCCGGGCGCGCTATCAGTCAGCGACGTGATGCCCTTGGTGAGTTTGGTCAGCGTCTCGGCAACGGTGTCCGTTACCGGGCGCAGCGCGTCCCCCACGCTCCGCATGGCGTCATCCATCGACTGGGCCATTTCGGCCCACTTCTGCGATGACGACTCACGCCGCTCGGCGAGGTTTTTATCGAGGATCCCGGTCGCCTCACGCGAATCGTTTTTGAGCTGGCTGTACAGCGCCTTGTTCTGCATGTAGGCCGACAGCGCGGCCTTGACCTGCATGTCGGCGAACAGGTCGCCGGTGCGCAGGGATTCTTCCAGCGAGGCCATCATGGCCTTGGCCTTTTCGGGATTGGCTTCTTTGCTGATTTTGGACGTCGCTTCGGCCATGGCGGCCGCGCGCTTCGGATCCGTCGCCTGAATGTACTTCTGAGCCAGCGCCATACTGGTCTCAAGCGTCGACATACCGTTTTGCAAACCGGTCTGCATCGATCCCTTGTAATCGATCCCGGCTTTTTCGTAAGCCTTGACCGTATCGGTCGAACCGATTTTGCCCATCCAGTTTTTCAGGTTGTTGGCCGCTTCGTCCGAACTGCCGGCCTGCTTCATCTGCACCTGCAACATGGCGCCCAATTGCGTCACTGCATCCAAGCCAGTGATGCCGTTGCTGGCCATGTTGGCCAACAGCTCCGGAAACCACTTGGCCATGTCGGCCGCTTCAAAGCTGCCCGCTTGTCCTTGGTACGCAATCGCCTCCAGCGCCTGCTGCATCTGCTTGGGGTCGGTAATCTTGGCGTTCTGCCCCAGGGCGTTGATCATCTTCGCCGTGTCGACACCGCTGGATCCCTGACCCACGACAAACTTGGCCGCGACAGGCGCGTACTCCAGCGCCTTGCTCAGGTCCATACCGGCACCGACCAACTGATTGACCACGTCGGCCACATCGTTGCGCGCCATGCCGGTGTCGCGTGAAGTGTCGATAATCTTGCGCGACATCTCCTGCTCTTGCGGCTTGTTGGCAATGCCGGCCTTGATCGCGATGTCACGGACAATCGCGCCAAAATCTGCGCTGACCTTGGTCGGTACCGCCATGGCACCAACACCGACCACCGCCGCACCGACGGCGCCCTTCATGCCCTTTACGCTAGAATCGATTTGCTGATGCCCCTTGGCTTTCAGCTCGGCTTTGTTGGCCGTCTGTCCCATCGAACGATAGGCTTTTTCCAGCCGGCCAACCTCGATCCCCTGCTTTTTCAGGCTGTCGAGGTTCGAGTTCAAACGGTTGAGTAATTTGGACGCACCAGCCGCGCCGGTGTCGTGAGCCTTTTTCCATTCTTCGCGCAGGCGGATGGTGTCGCCAATCGTGCGCTGCAGCACCCGCGCTTTGTTGCCTTCTGCCTCGAGGCGCTTGATGCGCCCGGTCACGTCCTTGAACGCGGCGCCGACCGTGGAACTGACGGCGCCGCCAATCACTAGCCCGAGGGCGAGCTTGTTTGCCATGTCATGGCCCTCATGTGCCCAGCACTAACGATGGTGGCTCAATCCGTGAGCCACCACACCATATCCGCGAACGGCATCGACTGGATCTCGGCAGCGGAAAATCCGGTTTCCGCCGCCAGACGTTTCGCCGCCGACTTGATAACGCTGGGGTTAAAGCCCGTCATCGTTGTCCATGCGAAAATAGCCGGCCTGCAAGCGGTTAAAATCCACCAGCTTCAGCCCCTCCAGATCCGCGACGGGCGCACCGGACAACGCGGCAAACAACACCAGCTCGCGCTGTTCGTCATCGCCACCCACTTCACGGTTGGCCGCACGCACGTCGCCCACGGTCGGCGAACGCAAGGCCAGCTTGTCGACGGTCACGCCGTTGATTTCACTCGGACACGACAGCGTTACCAGCACCTGATCGGTGGTCAGCGACAACCACGCCGGCATCGAGTCCGAATAATCGGTTTTCGGTACCAGGTGCGAATATGCCGTTTGCACACGGCGGTAATCCGTCAGCTTGAGGCCTTCCAGATCCTTCAGTCCGACTTCAGCGAGACCTGCGAACAGCATCAGCTCGCGCTGTTCGTCGTCGCCGTTGGCAGCACGGTCTGCTGCGCGCACCTCACGCACGGTCGGGTTACGCAGGTTCAGCGTCTCGACGTCGATGCTGTTGGCTTTGCTTGGCCGGGTCAGAGTCACGACCGCGCCGAGCGCACTGAGCGACAGCCAGGCCGGCAGGTTTTTAGCGATTGCTTGAGTCATCTGAATCTTTCCTTACAGGCCGAGCGCCTGGCGCACTTCGAGGAGTTGGTCTTTGCCGTCGATCACCTGAATGCCGGCGACCATGTCGATCTCGTACATCAGGCGCCCGTCGATTTCGAGCTTGTAGTACGTGACCGCAACGGCGTGTTTGATCTCGGCAGCATCGCCCGCTTTCCAGTCACCAAGATCGACCTCTTTGAGGCGACCACGCAGGGTGGCAACGACCGCTGTCACCGCGCCCTTTTGGCCCTTGAAGGCACCTCGGAACGTGGCGTTGAACGCCGTGCCGTCAGCCAGGCCGAAGTATTTGAGCGACTCGCGGCGCACGCCCTTGGTGACAAACGAGGCTTCCATTTTCTCAAGCCCCTGATCCATCTCGATGGGGCCGGCCATGCCGCCGCCACGGTATTCGTCGGTCTTGGTGGTCAGCTTGGGCAGCGTCAGGCTCGGCACGTCGCCGGAGAAGTTCACGCCGTCGACGAACAGGTTGGTGTTGTACAAAGTCTGAGGAATCATTGGTTACGCCCCCTTAGGCTGCTTCAAGCACTTCGGTCATCCACTGATCGGTGACTTCGAAAAGGAAATTCGGGTTTTCTGCCGGCGGCACGTCGGTGAAACGGATGCGCCAATACACTTTGCCCTGGGCGATCTGGCTGGCCGTGTTCAGTTCGGTGTCGGGGAAGACTTCAAAGTTGATGATCGCGCCCTGAGCTTTCAGGTCGCGCATGAACGCATCCAGACCGTTGGTGACATCGGTCACGTAGGTCTTGGTGATCGAGCGGTCGACCGCCCACTTGTGCCCCGCCTGCACCGCGTCCATGAGGATGAACAACGTGCGAACGCGGGTAACGAATGCCCACTTCGGATCACTCGACAGCGTGCGGTTACCCCACAGTCGATAACCGTCGTCGCGAATGATCGTGGTGATATTGGCGTTGTTGAGCAGGTTGGCCCGGCAGGTCTCGTCGCCGTCCAGGTACTCGACCGCGCGACCGGTACCGGTGATGCCGGTCAACTCCTTGTTCGATGGCGAAGCCCAGAAGCCGTATTCAGCATCCGTCCAGGCAAACAGCCCCGCCGCCCAAGCCGAACCGGGCGCGTCGACGGTCTTGCTGGTGATGGTGTCCCAATACTTGACGCCCGGGTCGACCATGAACAGGTTGCGACTGCCGAAGTTATCGGCGTAGGCCATGGCGGCCTCGTCGGTCGTGCCCGGGCCGTCGATGATGCCAATGGCGCGCAGTTTCTGCGCCAAGCTATCGAGCGCCGTGGCCACCGCCTGCGTCGCGGTGTGACCCGGCGCGATCAACAAACGCGGCTGGGCGTTGAACAGGCTTTTACCGTCGAGCAGTGCCTGCAAGCCGGTGCGCTGACCCGAGGCCAGAACGCCGCCGATGATCGCCGAGGTCTGCAGCGCGGCGTCTTCCAGTTTGGGCACACCAATGGCGACGATCACCGCCTTGGCTTTGACGTAAATAGCCTGACAGGCCTTGGTGATCGCCGAATCTGCGCCGAAGGCGGCGATGGCTTCGCGCTCGGTGGTGATCAACTTCAGTTCGCCGGCCTTGGCCGTACCGCCGCCGAGGCCGCCCGGGGTGAAGGTGTCACACAGACCGATAATCGACGACGACGGCAGCGAGATGGTGCGTGCGCCAGTGTCGACCGACGTGGTCGTGACGCCGTGGAAAAAACTCATAAGGGTCAGTCTCCAGAAACTAAAAAGCTCCGCATTAGCGAGGCTGTGAGGGTGTTCGTGTAATGCGTAACGGAAAAGAAAACGCCCCGTCAGTGCGGGGCGTTTATTGCAGCTCTACCGGCTCAGGTGGTGAGGAATCCGGCCAGCCTTGCGTCAGCATGTCGTCGTGATACTCGCCGGCCTCAATCGCGCGCAACAGCGTGAGCTCACGGTCAAAGCAGGCTTGCACATGCGCCCGAACAGCCTTGGCGATGGCGATAATCTGCGCCGATCCGATCTCGACAAAGCCGGTCACCGTCTTGAAGTTGCAGCGGTAGTCGGGATCGAGGACGGCGGACAATCCGGTACTCGCAATAAGCGCCTGGCTGTCGCGAGTCGTTTCGATCTGCATACACTCGACCTCTACGCCAATTGCTTCGCGCTTGAAGCGCTCAGCGGCCACCAACTGCGCATAGGCCGGTAGGATTTTGGGAAATGGTTCCTTGATCAGCTCACCATCAACCATTCGCCAAACACCGTCAGTTTCCCGAATCGTTTGGAAGTACACATTTTCTGGAATCTCGACAGCATCATCCGGGATGGCTCGGTGAACAAACGAGTCATAACGGCCAAGAAGGGATCCGGATTCGTCAAACGTTGCATATTTCATCGTTAAATCCCCACTGCCAGCCAGCTAAACGTGTCGATCATTGCTGCTGTGCCGGTCGAACCCCACCCGTAAACAGCCACATTGAGTTTTGTCGGGCCCATTGCAGCAACTCGTCGACCATCGTTCGATTGCTTGATTGGGTTGAAGTAGTAGGCGGCGACGTCAAAAGCCAGCGGGAACGTGACTGTCCCACTTACTACGCCGTTTAGAGCCTGAGTACCCCATTGAATTTTTAATCCGCCGAGCCACTTGGGGAACACGATGTAACCAATGGCCGCCAGAAGAATAGAGAATCCAAAAAGAAGCTTCTTCGGAGTGACAATCGTTGCGTCGTCAGTACCGGCTTCGGTCTGCGCCTGGGTCGCAATCTTTGCCGTACCTAGCTTGATTTCCGTGGCCTGCGTCGCCAAAGCCGCGAGCGCCGCAATGTCGATGTTTCCCTGATTGATCGGCGCGTTCCAGGCCTTGATGCACCACACGACTGCCAAGCTGCGCGGGCGCGTCTCGGCCGCAGTCCGCGCTACCCGACTGGCGTCGAAAGTGACGTATTGTGAGCCGTTTACTATCGGACCTGTTGGCCCCGGGAAGGGGTAAGTACCATTGCCTTGGAATGCTCCCGAATGTGACTGACCAACGGATGTAGCTTGAAACGCCGACCACTGACCAGTGATGTTCTGGAGCGCGTCAAGCTGGTAACTGCCGACCGCTCGTCCAACATCCACGCCTCGCTCATGGTCCCAACCACGCAGGAACTCGCCGCGCGATTCCGGCAGGCGGAAGTTACCGGCGCCCTCATCGCCCTTGTTGAAGGCCGTGCCGAGGAACGTTGCCAGATCCGGGTACGCCGCAATGCTCTTGACGCTGCCGTCCAGCTCCAGAAACCCGGGAGCGACCTTATCCAATGGAAACGCCACCGTGGCCCCCACCGGTAACGCCGAGGCCTGCGCAATCATCGCCTCGATTTGAGCCTTGGTGTAACTGTCCGTGATGCCCATTCCGGCCAACGTGCTCGGGTTATCACCCGACACCACAATCCCCCGATCGTTGGTCTTGACTCGCGTGTATTCGCCGGGCGCCTTGTTCTTCGGCAGCACTTCCAGAATGGCCGCGTCGACGTAGGCGCGCGAGGCCAGCACAATCGACGGATCGATCTTGAGCGTGATGTTGCCGGTGCTGGTGACGATGAAGTTCATCCGCACGATTTGCGTGCGGCCCGAGCCTTGCGACAGGATCGGCTTGAAGCTCGGCGCGCAGTTGGCCACTGCGACCAGATCCCCGTCCGCGTCGTACAGGCCGATTTCGCGAATCCACTTCCCGCCCTCGTCCGCCGGGATAACCTGCTCGGCGATCAGTACCGCCGGGTTGATCGGGTCAATCTTGAGCTGATTCAGTGGCCGGCGCCGCCATTCATTGATCAGCGTGGTTTGCGAGGCATTGGGGATCGGGTCGGTGTTGTTGGCATCACCCACCCCCATTTCGGTGATCTTCCAGGGAATGCCGAGCGCGTCGGCGTTCGCCTGTTTGGCCATTCCCACGTTCGTGAGGATGGCGAAAAACTGGGAGTTCGCATCAATCATGGTAAACGTCCAGGGTGTCTATGGAGTGTTCGCGCCCGACCACGCCGAAGCGGCCCGTGACCTCGATGTCACGCATTACCGGCGGGTAAACGTCGATTTCGTCGCCTTCGTAGAGGGACACGGCGATATTTAAATTGCCTTGAGTTTCCAGGCTGATCGCCAGCCCGGTCAGTTGCCGGGTGACCGGCTTGGCATCGTCAATCAGGCGCTCAAGCTCCTGATACATTTCTTCGGTGATGCCGGTATCCAGCACCCCGACCTTCAGCGCGAAGGTGCCCGGCACGCCCTCGGGCACGGTCTGGAACCACTCGACAATCTCGATCAGATAGCCCAGCGGTTCGACCACGCGGCGCAACGCGCCGATGGTGCCTTTGTGCTTGTGGATGTAGTACGAGGCCTTGATGGCCGCGCGTTTGGTCGCCTCAGTCCACCGGTAATCCCAGCGATCCACCGACCATGCCCATGCCAGGTGCGGCAGTAAATGCACCGGGCAGGTATCGGCGTTGTAAAGGTCGCGCAGCGGGACAATCGTTTTTTCGAAGAACGCGGCCTCCATGGCCCGTTCCAGTTGCGTGCTGTTGAGCGGCAGTAGACTCTTCATATCAGCCCGCCAGCCTCACGTTATAGCGCGTACAGAACGCCGCCTGCGCCTTGGTCGGGGCCAGATCCTGCCATCCGACCAACTCAACTCGGGCAACGCCGGCAACGTGCAACTGGGCGTCAACAGCCGAGCGGGCGACCTCGACGCCCAGCCGCTTGCGTGGATTGATCCAGGCAGCTAGGCGGCTTTTCGCCTCGGCCAAACTGGCATCGGCTTCCGGGCCGGCGCTGGCCATATGCAAAATGGCGTCGATCTCGTAACGGATCACCTGCGCGCTCTGCACAGTCACCCGATCTCCAACCGGGCGGACGTCATCGTCATTCAGCGCAGCGGCTACAGTGGCCAGCAGTTCCGGCGGCGCTTCACCTTCCCCATCCAACCCCAGCACCGTGACCGTGACGTAACAGGGCTTCGGGCTTTCGGCCGTGGCATCTGCCACGAGCCCTGAGGCATTGCGTGCATGAAGGATGTAGCTGTTACGCGGGCCTGCCGTGGTCAACCCCTCATAGGCCAACTGAATACGCTCGCGAAACGGATCGTCGTCTTCCATGACCTTGGGTACCGGTGGCACTGCCAGCAAATCCTCGGCCTGAATGACCAGGCGCTTCAGATTAACGTTGGCCCCCAAGTGATCGAGGTCGCCGCGAATGGCATGAGCCAGTAACAGCGCCTTGCCGGCATCATTGACTCGGGCGCGATTGCCGACCTTGTTGTAAGCCCCGACCTCAAGCACTTTGACCACTGGATCGCTTTCCAGGGCGGCCGTCCAGTTACCGCCCATGTACCCGCGAAACACGCTCAGCCCGTCCTGGTAAACCTCCTCGAAGTCCAGAGGCTCCAGCACGGTCGGCGCTGGCAGCGACGACAGATCTACGGTACTCATGCGGCCACCTCCAACGTGACGCTGTCGCCCAGGTACTTCCCGACGATTTGCAGATTGATTTGCCCGCCAATGACGGAAATAACGCGCACCTGATCCAACTTCAAACGCGGCTCCCAGCGCCCTAGAGTGCGGGCGACCTCAGCCTGTACGGCGCTTTTCCAGCCTTCGTTGATAGGCAAATCGACAAACCGCCGCAGCTTGCTGCCGTATTCCATACGGTGCCGACGACTGCCCAGCGGTGTGCTCAAAATGTCGGCAATGGATTGGCGCAGGTGCTCGATGCCGGATATGGGTAGGCCGGTCTGGCGATCCATTCCGATCATCGATGTCACTCCTTGAACGGCTCGTATTCTTCGCTGGCTTTCAGGAACTTGACAGCCTCGATGTCGGAGGCCGGCACCAAGACCGTCGCCTTGTCGACCGGATAGGAACGGTCTGTGCCCGGCACGATCAACAGTCGCGACGTGTAGAGCTTGTCGCGGAATTTCAAGAACTCAGACGATGAGTAAGTTGAGGACGACAGTGCCGGTTCCGGGGATGTTTGCGCATCGGTTGAGGTCGTATCGATCTTGGCCATGTGGTTCTCCAGGCATGAAAAAGCCCGCACTTGGCGGGCTGTGGTGAGTTGAAATTAATGCGTGTGGTGATTGCTGTTTCCGGTGGCATCAATGATCGCGCCGGCGCTGGTGATGCCCTTGGTGACGTGCAGCGCACCTTCGATCATCACCGCCGCTTTCAGGTTGATGTTGCCGGTGGTCACGCTCACGGCGCTATCGGTTACAACCGCTTCCGTGCTGGCCACTTTGATGCTGACCGTGCCGCTCGGCAGGGTGATGCTGTAGCTCTTGGCCTGCCAGTCGTAGATCAGCGAGCCGCCATCATCGAAACGCCAGACCTCGACATGGTCGCGGTTGTCCGGCGGCGGTCCGGCATTGCCATACAGGCCCGGGACAAACGTGCCTTGCGACACGTCACCGCTGGGACTGATCAAACTGCCCTGTTCGCCCAACGACGGAGCCCGCCAGTGCCTGGCCTTGCCGGCGGCGATGCTATGCCAGCGCACCCAAGCGCTAACCCATTCACTGCCATCCGACACGCGACAGACCGGCGGCGAAGCGGACAGATCCACCGCGACCACGTAGCAAGCCTTTACCGCCCCCGCGATCATGCGGTCATGTTGGGCGCTGGCATAACTCATGGCAGATCCTCGGGCTTGAATGGCCCATCACCCGGATCAATGTCCAGGACCAAGGTTCCCGGCGGTTCGTCCAACCACGGCCATTCCTCAACGCCGAGATAAACCTGCTGAGTCCACTCCACCAGCCACACCGTGTATCCATCCAGGTGCGGCTGGGTCCAGTCCTGCAGCGATTGCACAAACTCGGCGGGTTCAACTGCCAACCCCCAAGTCTGCGCGCGCAGCAGCACTGCCAACTGGGTCGCCAATTGCACGGCCTGTTGATGATGGTGCGGCTTGATCGGGTCAACGATGATCCGAGCCTCGAACTTGCAAACCAGCGAGGTTTCGCCGGTGCCGATATCGGTACCCGGCTCGATCTCAGCCACCTCAAGGAAGACCGCTGGCAACAGCACGCGATCCTTAATGTCTGGCCAGGCCGTGACGGCCTGCACGCCAGGCAAGTGGGTACGCAGATGCTGTTCTACCGCCCGATAAAGCTGGTCCAAACTGAAGGGTTCGTCAGACATTGCCGATTCTCTTGAGGTATTTCTGCAGCTCAAAGTTGAGTTCCTGTTTGAGGATCTCCAGCAGGCGCTCATCCGCCTTTTTGACCCAGCTGTCGAAGTGCGGCCGGGCTTGCTCCAGCGATACCTTGGCCTTGGCCAGCGGGAAACGACTGCCGTTTTCGGCGACCCAACCCGAACTCGGCCCGCGACCAGGTGACACCGTGCTGTCGGGGTAGTCATCCGCGTTGAAATGCTTGCTGGCTGTGCGGATCCAGATGTCGGGCTTGTTGCCGTAGACCTTCTTGAGGAAAGCCCCTTGGTAACGCCGCCCCGCTACTGACACGCCGCTGCCGCTTTGCCGCGCCCGGCCGATCCGGCTGGATTCGATGGCGTTCAACCCGAACCACAGTTTGCCGCTCGCGGCACCGCCGGAAACCGGATAGCTGCGCAACCGCTGACGCACCGCTGCAACAGCAATGCGCTCCGACCGGCTGACCGCTCGGGCAATGTGCGTGCGCAACCAGCCCAATGTCTTATTGATCGCGCGCCGATGCGCCGCCGCAGCCGCTTTCGGCACCACCTTGGCAAAGTCCTGGAACGCCTGAAAATCTGCGGCCGAGGACTGGATGGAGATCATCCCGCCCCCGGCCGAGGGTTTGAAATAGCTGCCGACGCTCAAGGCCGCAACCTCAGAATCAGGGCGACCAGGCCGTCACCGCTGGGTTCAAGCTGAATCAGGTCGTAGTCACCGCCGCCATCCAAGGCAGGCAGGTCAACGCTGACCAGCATGCCCTGTTCCAGTCCTTGCGAATCGCTGACGCGGATCTCGAAGCGAGGCTCGCGCAACCCGGTGTTGAGCTTGCCGAACTTGGGTTGCAGCCAGGGCGCGGCAAACATGCCGAACACTGGCTCTTCGCGACCTTCGATCCGCGCGCTGTCACCCAGTGTCTCGAAAACGATGTCGTCAACATCAGTCATCAGCTCGCGAATGCCCATGACTACATCTCCAGCAGGATCTGCGCCAGTGGCCGGGTGCACATGTGCAACGGGTTGGACTGCGCTTCGCCGGCCATACCCTTGTTGAACGGCAACGGTTCGATCTTGCTGTAGTACGGCACGCCTTCGGTGTTGACCGTTTCCATGTAGTCGGCGGGGGCGAACACCGAGATGTACAGGTCCGGAACGCCTTCGGGAATCAGCAGTGCTTTGTCGTCGTGCACAAAAGTGATGCCGGCGATCTTGCCGCGGTAACGCTCCCAGGTGATGCCCCCGTAATCGAAGCTTTCACGTGCGTCACCGCGCAGCGATGCCGCCTGCTGGGTGTTCAGGTAAGTCGCCTTCACTTCTTTAAGCTTCAACATTGCGTTCCAGAAGTTCTTGCCACAGAACGCTCGCGAACCATTGCGGGTAACGCTTCCCAGAGCGTCTTCCTGCAAATCCAGGGCATCACCACACTTGATACGGAAGTCCTCGTCCGAGCCTCCAAAGCCCATCGACAAGGTCTTCCGTTTAACGCCAAAACGCTCATAAAGATCAAGCAACACGGTCTTGCCGTCAGCGTCATAGATCTTGCCGTTCAACGCACCAAGGCGCTGAAACTCGTGAGTGACGTCCAACTGACGGCGTGCCTTGGCCAGGCGCTTGTTTACCACGTCCTGCACCGACTGAAGCTCGGAGCGCGTACCGAAAGCCCGAATGCCCTGAATCTCGTCAGCCTTGATGGTGAAGCGTTCCGGCAGGTGCACGGTGTTGAACGGGATCAGGTTGCGCTTGCTGCCCGACACAACGAGGCCGGACGTTCCACGCTCGCCGGCCGGTACTAAGGCAAGGGTATCGCCGTCTTTTTCGATCTGCACCGTCAGGGTGGTGATGCCCTCTTCCTGAAACAGTCCGAGGCTACCGATGCGCCCAGGTACGTATTCCTGTTCGTTGATGGCGGCGGTCAACGAGGACACCGAAAACGCCTCGTCGTTGAAGATTTGAATGTCAGCCATGAAGCAGTCTCCAGAAAACAAAAAACCCGCACAGGGCGGGCTGAAAATACTAAGGTGACCGCCTTAGCGAACGATCACGTTATGCGCGGCCAGCGCTTTCTCGGCGGCCAGATCCAGACCGGTCAAATGCGCTTCGCTGACCTCGGCCAGACGAACCACGGCGCGACCGCGACGGACAATGTCGGACGTGCTCAGCGGGCCGAAGAGAATCGCTTGCGCGTTCTCGCTGCCGTCTTCGGCGGTCGGGTTGTACGGAGCGAATTCGCCGGTGCTGGTGACCAGGCCGAGGATCTGGCCAGGTTCCAGCGCGGGGCCGGCGGCGACGTTGATCGCTTCGCGGGAAATGGTGCCGGCACCCTCGGAAAGGAGGAATTCGCCGGCGTGCATCGGTTCACGTTGAATGTTCATGCATTAGCTCCAGTAAGAGTGGATCGTTTGCCCGTTTGCGCCGCTTGGCGTGCGGACCAGATAGAGGGTTGGTCGATTTGCTTGGCCTGCACCTTCGGCGGCGGGTCATCGGCCAGCGGCAAACTGTTGTCGATTTCAAAACCCTTGCCGCTACCGACCAGCTTGTCAAAGAGCCGGGCACGAACTGCCGGTGCATCCAAGCCTGCCGATACGTACTCGGCACTGAACTCCGGTAAACGCGCAGCGACACACAAGTCGTTGATGGCTTTGGCCTGGGTCAGCGCCGCCTGCACCACCGCTTCGCTTTCCAGCCTGGTGACAGCGAGCAGCGGCTCAATCAGGTTGCTGATGCCCGCCGCCGTGCAACGCTGGCTGATCAGCACCGCCAGTTGCGCGGCGTTGGTCGCCGGCGCCGGTGGATCATCCGCAATCGGCGGTACCGGTTCCGGTGTTGGCTCAGGTTCCGGCTCCGGTTCTGTGGGTTCATCGAGTTGGGCCAGCAGCTCAGCTGGGGCATGCTGAAAACGCTGCAACACGGCGCCCTGTCCCAGGCACGCTTTGACCTTGACGCCATCGCCGACCTCGTCGGCCAGTCCCAGCGCCACCGCCTCATTCGCCGTCAGCCAGGTTTCGGCGGCAACCAAGCGCCGCAGTTCGGTTTCGTCGATGTCCGGTGCCTTGGCCTTGTACGCCGCGATGATGGCTTCCATGGTCTGGTCCAACACATCGGCGACCTTGCGAAAGCTCTCGGCGTCGCCGGCGGCGTAGGTCCACGGGTTGTGAATCATGAGCATGGCGTTGGACGCGATGACCACCCTGTGCGCACCACATACGGCGACGCTGGCCGCGCTGGCGGCCAACGCATCGACCCGACCAGTGCAGCGCTCGCCCAGTCGCGACAGCGCGTTGTGCATCGCCAGACCGTCGAACAGATCTCCGCCCACACTGTTGAAGGCGGCGACCACCGGCGACACGCCGTCGTCCATCGCCCGTAGATCCTGAACAAACTGATTGGCGGTGATGCCCCAGGTACCGATCTCGCCGTAGACGAACACTTCAATGGTGCGTTGTTCGGATTCGCCATTGGCCTGCATGGCGTACCAGCTCTTGTCCGAGACTTGCACGCGCTCGCCGGCCTTGTTGTAAATGCGCGGACGCGCCTGTTTGCTCATGGTTGCTCCTTGTCTTCGAGCGGTTCGATGACATCAAGGGTGTTGTAGTTAAGACCCAGGCCAACGGCTCGGGCGAGGTCGGCGGCGTTTTCTGCATCGACTGTTTCGGCGTCGTAACCGGTACGTAGCACCATCTCGCTGCGCGAGGCGAACCCGGCTTTGACTTCCATCGTCCGCGCCTGCACGTCCTGTACTGGCTGGATGTAGGCCCATCCCTGCGGTACCCAGCGGGTGCGCAGATATTCGCGTCGACGCTGCGCGTAGTCCTCCAGCACCAACGCACCAGACAGTACCGCCATGTCCATCCACGCTGCACGCACAGGACGACACAGCTGATGCACGTAAACGCTGAACTGCAGTTGCTCCAGACGCCGGCGAAACTCGTTGAGCACCACGCGCAATGCGCGGTCGTTGATCTCACGCATATCGCCGGTGAGGATCTCGTACGGCGTACCGGTACCGGCCGCAGCGGCCATCAATTGCTGTCGCATGAAGTCCGGGTAGTTGTTGCCGGCGTCGGGCGGTTTGGAGAATTCCACTTCCTCGCCTGGTCCAAGTTCCTGCATGGTGCCGGGTTCAAGCGCGACCATCGGCGTGAAGCCATCACGATCCGTGACCAGGGGAGCACCCGTAACCGGGTCGCGCGGCATGGGACCCGATTCCGGTGGGGGTCGAGTGATGAAGCCGGCGAACAGGTTGGCCACTTCCTGGCGAAACAGCACCGCGTCGTCGTAGTTGTCCAGACTGCGCAAGCGCTTGAGCACCGGCGACAAGCGCGGCACGCCACGCAACTGGCCGGGTTCCAGCGGTTCGAAGATATGCAGGACCTGGGTGGCAGGCACTCGCACCAGTTGGTTGTAACCGGCGTTGAGCGATGAAGGATCACCCGGGTGCGAGCGATACATCCAATACGCCACGCGCTTGCCGATAGGGTTGAACTCGATGCCGGCGCGGATCACGTTTCCGTCGCGGGTGGTCTCAAACTTGTCGTGCGGCACGAACTCGGGTGCGAGCAGCTGCAGTTGCAGCGGCACCGCATGACCATCATCCAGGCTACGAGGTCGCAGACGAATGAAGCATTCGCCGGAGGTTTCCACCGTACGGGCAGCGAGCGCTTGCTGGCCGTAAAAATCGGTCAAGTCATCGGCATCCGATTCGTCGACCCAGTCCTCCCACAGTTCCTGCAGTTGTTTGCGCAGGGCATCGTCGTCGGTCTTCGGCCGTGGATTGATGCCGGTGCCGATCAGGTTGCTGACACGCTTGTCGATGACGTTGAAGGCATACGGGTCGTTGCGCACTGCGGCTCGAGAACGAGAACGCAGATTGCGCAGCGCCGGAGTGTTGATGGTGTTCAGGCCACTGTCGGGTGCATCCCAGCCGGCGGATCGTCGTCCCTCCCCGGCGCCTTCGTAACTGGCCTTGATGTTCGACGGTAGCAAGAATCCGTTGCGGGTCAACGTCGGATAACGGGCCATTACAGTCCCTTGCCTCCGTGATAAAGCCGGACTACACGTGAACGTGGGCCGGCGGCATTGAGCAGCGAGTTGCGAATTTCTTCACGGGCCTGCAGCAGCTCGTTGATGGTGCGGTACTCGACGGTCCGATCGCCGAAGCGCACGGTTTTTTCACCGCGCGCGATGGCCTTCTCGATCACGTCGAGGTGCTGTTGAGTAAAGGACATATCAGCGTCTCTTCAGATAACCGCTTGTAGAGCTGCGGCGTTGAGATGGTGAAGCTGCAGGTCGCGCGGGTGCGACAGGAGCAGCTGGTATAGGTGAGGCCATTTGCGCTTGTCTCACGGCCGCCGGAGGTGGCGATGGCTCGGCGGCTGGTGCTTGATCAACACGCTCGGCCTGCAGAGGCTTGGCGGGTGCATCATCAAACAACCCGGATTGCGCCAGAGCCTGCCGCACCCGATCCCAGTCATGTTCCTGGTACCGGTTGATGCCCAGGTAATGCGCCATGGCCAGGCAATACACCATCAGGTCAAGAGCCTCGTTGCGCTCGGCCTTGCCCTTCACCCACTCGATGCGTTTGTGGCCGCGGATGTAGCGAGCGACCTTGCGCTCGGCAACGCACTGGGCGAAGAACTCGTCCGGCAAGTCGTTGGCAAAATGCACGGAACCCGGTCCGTCCGGGAACGGGTAACGGTTGTAGATCCAGTCCTTGGCCGTGTCGGTGCCCACGAACCACAGCTCGGCGCCGTGGCGTTCGGTCTGGCCTTTCCAGGTCACGTCAACCATCGACGGGCGCTGCGCAATCACCGGGCGGCCAGGCTTGCTCGCACCCTTGATGGCGAATATGTTGCGCCAGCGACGCACGCGGCAGAACTGGTAAACCTCGTCGGTGTGGTGCCCGCCGGAATCGACACCAGTGGCCAGGATCGCCAGACCGACGCCACAAGGATGCCGGTAACGCGCCTTGAGTTTCTCGTCGAGCACCGCCCAGGTACGCTCATCTGCAGGGTCGCCCCAAATGATCTGGTGATCGACTACCCACCGCTCCATGCCTATACCGAAGCCCATCACCATCAGTTCTAAGCGATTGGCCTGAACGTCGACGGCACCGGTCAACATCATCACGCCGGCCGGCATTGCGCCAAGGCTGTAAGTTTCCAGTCGCGCCCGAGCGATCAAAACTTCGGCTTTGGTCTGTTCGAGTGCACTGTCCCAAACCTTGGCCAGACGGGTGTTATAGAACACCTGCATGAGGCTGGTATCGCCTTGGGCCTGGGCCTTTTTCGCGTCTTCAAATTCTATGGCGAGCGATGTCCAGTCCATCCAGCCCATCGGCGAGTACAGGGCGCTGAGATGAAAGCCCACAGTCTTGCCGTCGCCGGTACCGTGCGCGCGCCACTCACCGCGGGCGAGCATATCGCCCTTATGGTGTTCTTCGATTAGCACATCACAGTCCAGGGCGGACGCCGCACATTTGTAATGCACAACACTAAAATCGGCTGAATACAGCAGGTTTTCCCACTCAAGCACCTGCATGTGCCCACAATGAGGGCATGGCACGTAGTAGTGGCGCTGATCGCTGGACTCGAACAGATCGGCGATCCGCGAGGCGCCCTTGATCGTCGGCGAGCTGGAAAAATAGATCTTGGCGTTACGACCGAAGTTGGTTGCACGCGTCTCGGCCAATCGGATGGGATCACCTTCCTGACCAACATCGTTTTCCCAGCGGTCCACCTCGTCGCCGTAGATGTAACGCGCCGACAACTCGGAAAGGTTAGCCGCAGAACCCGCGGTGGTGACATACAGCGAGCCACCCTCGAATTCCTTGGTGTCCATCGTGTTGCGGGCGTCGCGCGAACGAGTGGCCGCAACGCGCTCGCGCAACACAGGGGTGGCCTTGATGGTCTTGCTGATCCGCCCCGACACCCGCTTGGACAGGCCGAGGCTGGGCAACAACGCCAAAATGTTCGATGGCGCCATGTGAATCAGTCCGCCCATCCAGTTGAGCGCGATCTGGGTTTTCATCAACTGCGAAGCCACCATCGTGACTACACGTCTGCATGGGTGAGCCGGCGACAGACATCGCATTGGCTCACGGGCATAAGGTGTTCGTGAGGTACGGTATTGGCCGGGCTCAGGTGCGCCGGTGTCCCGCGGAATCCGCATGTACTCATCGGCCCACTCATCAATCCAAAGATCGGGATCGGGACGCAGCCCACGGAAGTAGTTCTCACGGTACACCTGTGCACCGTCAGAAAATTCCGTGTGCATAGGTTCAGTTCACTGTTAACGCGTGATCAAGGTCGGCTGAAGAGAGGCGCTCGGCTTCCTCCAGAGTTCGTCGGATTGTCGCGGTGAGGTGCTTTTCGATTTGCCAAGGATCGGTCATGGCCGCCAAGTCGTAGGACAGCTGAGGCAGCGGACCAAACAACTGATCCCGTAGCAATCGACCGGCGTCGTAGGCACCGGTCTCGACTGCCTCCCTCGACACCAACGAACCTTGAGCCTTACCCAGTTCGATCTCGGCCAGTTTGGCCATGTTGTGCTCGCGCAGTGCGCGGGACTTCTGATAGTCGGGATGCTTGCCGTCGACCGGGATCAGCTGCGGCAGCGCAGCCGTGGAAAACGGTTCGGTCAGCGGGGACAGTTGGCTGTAAACGTCACGCTGAATCCGCTCTTGTTGGTGACGGTCAGCGACAGCGGCCTTACTAGGGTCGCTGGTTTTATCGAGCAGCGCCTCAGTGGCCTCCAGGTCGATCTTGCCATTTGCGGTGAGCACCAGCCGATCCTGGTTGGCCAATTTTGAAACATAGGATTTGGCCCAACCGCGCCGGGCCGCAAACTCCGTTTTGCTGATGATTGTCATGGTTAATTCTCCAGTTCACCCCACGAGTTCACCTGTTCACCTCAGTTCACTAAGCTGGTGAACCGTCCGCTAACACAGTCCCGCGGGTTTCCGACCCCGTACCCTCCGAATAACCCCAGGGTCCCCGGCGGTTTCAGGCTGGTCCGCCGCCATTCGGCGGGACATCGCACACGCCAAGCCGCTTGGCAGCCCAGCGTTCGTACAAGCCGATGGCAACATCTGCACCGGCCATTGCCGTGAGACAACCCAAGGCGCCCGCCGTCCAGAGCGACATGCCCGCCGCGATCATCAGCATCATTGCCGAGACTCCGCAGACAATGCAGGCACCGGATCGAAGCGCAAGCCGACGCATTAACGCCCAGCCCCGGGCACCATCCTTGTCTGCTCGCCACATCTCACCGGATACGCCGCCGACCAGAGCCAGGACGATCACCAACCAGATCGGCATTTCTGCCAGCGCTTGCTGCTCATTTGTCATGTTGTGCCTCAAGTGAAGGAGCATGCCGAACACAAAAAAGAAAACCCCGCCGGAGGGCAGGGTTTTCAACGTCGCGGCATACGCCAGGACGAAGTGCACAGCACGTGCTCGGGGAAGCGCCAAGGCGCAGAATCCATATCGTGGGGACTTTTTACCCCCTGAGTACGGAACCGAAAAGGGGACATTTTCGGTTATCCAACTTGACGCAACTTTGACGCAACTTTGAGGAGACTTTGAGGCAAATCGCCCCGACCAACGGTAAGCCACTTTCGTGCGTCCTTGCGCTCGGCCAGCACCTCAAAGATTCGCACATGAAGGCGGTGTACAAGATCGTAGTAGGTTTGCTTCGCCTTTGAGACGTAGCCCAGTTCGTGCATCTGCGCTGCCCATGTTGGTGCAGGGTCAAAGCCATAACGCATAACCGCCAACTGTTGCAGCCTTTCACCCCGACCATCTTGCCGAGCTATCTCGGAAAGGGCGGCACCAACTTCCTGCGCAATTGCATCTGGTCCCGCACCACCGCCGAGAAGGATCCGAGAACCGGGTGTGCCTCGCGGCGCGCAACCGCCCCACTCCATGATCGTCGCCATCGGGCTACCCATGCCTCCGGCTTCACCGCCGTGTCGGCACTGCTCGCCCCAATGTTTCAGCAATAACTCCATCGCCTCAATCATTGCCCTGCCCCCGTAAAACCCAACCCGACACAGAAATACCCCAACCCGACACAAACCCAACACACATAAATCCCTTTAAATTCAATGCTTCAATCAAACTTGAGTTGAGTGTGTTGGGTTTGTTGGGTTTATCAGTCTTCGCATAAGAAAAAATTCCTTCCGTTGAATGCGTTGCAAAGAACGTCATGCATGCGCGTGCGCGACACAAAACCCAACACACCCCACACAACACCCGCGAAGGCATGTAATTCGGGTACTCAAATTGTGTGGGGTATTCAAAATCAACCCGACACACACTCAACACACCCAACACACTTTTGAAAATAGTCATGCTGCAAGCGCCTTGATGTGATCCCAGCTGTCCACGTGCCAGCCCGCCAGCTTGGCCTTCGCCCGCCAGTTCTCCACCTGCTTGCCCAGCTCTGCCGCCTTGAGTGATGGGGGCGGGGAAGCATCCAGATCCACAGGAAAGAAAAACGCGCCGAAGCGACGGTTATTGCCGTCAGTCCAGGGTATCGCCCGCGTTTTATCCACCTCAGAACTGATGAATAGAGAGAACTTGGTCTGACTCATCACGTGCTCTTTGTTGCGCTGACACCATTCGAGAAATAACGAATAGAGGTCGGTCGATAGACACGGCCCCCAAAGCCCATGCCCCAGCTCGCTGTACTTCCACAGATGCAAGAATGTTTGCCAGCCGGCCCGACTCAAGGCCACCAAACGCTCACGCGCCTCGGTCGATGGCGGCCGCGTGCGCTGGTTGAAGTCCCCTAGATCGACCGACAGTAACCAACCGTAGAGCGCCGCCACCCCACCCTGCTCCAGTTCACGACCAATCGCCTTTTGCCTTGCGACTGGCAGGGTCTCCATAGGCCACATCACCAGCATTCGTCGATCACTGTCGCTGATTGGCCACGGAAGAATCTCGTTGCTGAGAAATACCGCATTCATATGGTTGGCTTCTTCCCAGCCATTAATGAACTTCGACTCCATCCGCACCGTTTTACCAGTGATCAAGTGCTTGATCTTGCCCACCTGGTTGTAACGCTGATCGCGACTGACCACCTCTTCGAAGACGGACCACAGTTTGCGGCTTTGCCACGCGTTGAAACTGCTTTCCAATTGCGTCTGACCAACAGTCGCCGCGTATTGGCCGTAAAGCATGCCGAGTGCGTCAGCGAACAAAAGGCTCTTGCCCGAACCTTCCATGATCGAATGCATCAACACAGCGGTATCCATCTTGGCGCCCAGGTGCTGCAGCGGATACGCCAGCCAGCGAGTTAGCCAATCGGTTGCAGCTTCATCGTGGTTACATAGAAATGAAATCAGCCAACGCAGGTTGGCACACGCTGCATCATCCCTGACTGGCTCAAGCGGCAACCCGTCAAAGGTATTGATGTACACCGCAGGATCCTTCGTCATGGTCGGATCAAACACGATGTGTTCAACATCGACGGTGCGGCGCTCACTGCTGTTCAACCACAGCGGGTAAGTGTCACCCAGCGCCATCTTCACCGCGCCCTCGGCTATACGCCGCTTCTTTTCCCGATCCCAAACGTCTTTGGTGCCATCGATGTAAACGTAGCGATCGGTTGGAGACATCCCGAATGCACCGCCTTTCTTCCCAGCCATGCGGCGCGCCTGCTCGATCTCGCGAACATGGTCGTCAGAAATCAGCCTCTTTCCGGTGTCGTCCAACCAGGCTTTGGCCAGAGGCTTGCCCACACGAGCTTCGAAGGCGGATTTCTTCATTACCTTTGATTGGTCGCAATCCCACACGTGCGTGGTGCCCTCGACCAACGCAAAACGACGAAGAATATGGTCCAGGGTTGTAACCTCCCCCGCCCCCCCGTCAGGAGCAGGAGCGGCCTCGCTGGACGGATTTGTATCGTCGGAGATCGGCCCGCTCAATTCACCGGATGGGGTCGGGGGAAGATCATTCAGATCCGGACGGGTAGCGTGTTGCATGCCCAACATTCGCGCAGCATCCTTCACAGCCCTCGACTGGTCGCCGCCGTGCTCGAGTAAGCAGAACACTTCAAAGGCGTCGTTCTGATGCCCGTTTGCGAGAGGGTCAGCACCATGGTGCGAGTAAACCTTGCCCTCACTGATCGTAACCCCTGGCAGACCGGTGCTGCTTTGAGGGTAGAGCCATTTATTGCCTCGTTTGATGTAACCATGGGCGCGAAGAAGCTCCGCAACATCGTGACAACGGTTGAATTCATCAATTACTGAGGGCCGTTTGCCGCCACCGTGTACAGGACGCTTTTTGGCTTTGACCGGTGCCCCCGGTGGCGCAACCGCCCATGGACACGCAGCTTCAGCATCTCGCTTAAAAAACTCCCAATTCTGCCAAATGGTAAGCAACTCGTTGGTCAGCGTCGGCAGCCCGTCAGTAGCACTTGGAGCGGTTTTCCAGATGTAAGGTTTGCCGGTACCGGGATGAATCGAGGGTGGAAATACGTCTTGCACCAATCCCGCACGTAGTTCAAAGACCGTGAAGCGTTTGAACGGCTCGGCTTCGGTTCGTGCAGCAGCTTCTGCGGCAAGATCACCCTGCTCTTTCGCAGCCTTGGCCTTGTCCATAAACCCTTTGAAAATCGAACCGTCGGGGTCTTTTTCATTCGGCCATGAAAGTGAATGACGCGTGAGTTCGAAGCCTTCCGGCACCTTGAACACCACCCGGAATCGCAGCGGATTCCCGACGATAGTCGGGAACACCACTGCCATTGCATCAAGGTCAAGGCCCAACAGTTCATACAGAACATGACGCGTCCATTGAACGTCATCAACATCCAATGAACAAACGCGGCTGGGCCCCAGTACGACGCCAAGGTTGTGATTTGGGTTTCGTTGCCAGAACGCCTCGGCCGTGTCGGCGTCGGTGATATAGCCTCCGGGCTTATTCCACCCTATGCCTTTCGGAGCCTTTTCACCTGGATCAATCGATACGAGTGCCAAGTCAAAAGTACTGATGTAACGCTTTGCCCATGTAGCGATGGCTGTTCCTTTGCCCGATTCACTCATCGCCGGGCCTCCCGCAACTCCTGACAAGAGACGCAGGTCTCGCAACCTTCAACCTTCTGCTGTCGAAGCAACGGGATTGGTTCGTCGCAGTCGTCACAGAACTGCGCGCTAACGCGGCTCGATGGCACGCGGCGACTGCGATGAATAGCAACATCAAGCAGGTATTGCGCCTGCTCGTTTGCGCGGTCGATATCATCAGCCATTGATGCGATCCTCCATCGCCTGACGAGCGCCCGCCATGATTCCAAGGACTTCGCGGATTACATCCATTCCGTGCTTTTCGAGATCCACGACTTCATGAAGCTCCCAGACGTTGTCCGCCGCGCCGTCGTGCATCTTGGCCACGAATTCACCGGTTTCCCCGAGTAGCTTACCAACCGCTTTCAAGGCATCACGGGTTGCCGGTACGGCCACGGGCCGGTACCAAACCGCACCTGCTGGCCGCATCAATGCGTCCAGCAAGCGTGGATCAGCAGTTAGCCTGATCACTTCCTCAAGCTCATCTGGATTCAGCCAGCGGCGTTCTTCATCGAGCTTGAGTTTTTTCTGGAGGGTGTCGTTGTCCAACACCATTTCAAAGGCAAGGGCGGTAATTCCGCCCTTATAGTCACGACCAGCGCGATAGATCGCTTGGCGTAGAGGCAGGACCGGACCAGCGTCCGGCAAAAGATCTGTGCGACTCATAACCGTAAATCCCCTATTTACGGTGTAGCCATAGCTCAGGGTAAACCCTATCCTACGACCACGACCGATGTGCATGTGCTGTGTATCGTCGTAGCTGGGCTGGGGGATTCTTTGGTGAGAGGCCCCAGCTCAGCACCTTTTAAGCTGCCGACTTAAGATCGGCCGCTTCTATCTCTTGTGTGTATAGGCATTCGATTGCCTTACCCGTTACATACCGAACATCTGCACCTTTCGCGGCGCGATTGATTGTCGGCTGTGTCGTTCCTACGCGGTCTGCAATAACTCTCTGGGACAAACCGGACCGCAGCAGCTCCGCAAGCATTTCTTGGATAGTCATATCGTTCACCGATGCGCTTTCGCATTGGCCGCCACAATACACAAACGCATTGGATGATTCAATACACTCGGCGATACGTTTTTGAATCAAGGCAGAGAAAAAGTGATCGGAGACCGCATCGCCCAACGCATGCAGGAATTGGGGCTGTCAGAAGGTGAACTCGGCCGACGCTCCGGCGTTCCGCAACCGACGATTCATAGAATTGTGACGAACGCGGTAACCAGCCCACGCCATGAAAACATCGAAAAGATCAGCAAAGCTTTGAAGGTCAGTAGCAACTGGCTTTGGAAGGGAGGCGAACACAAAGACCCGATGATTGATCAGGGCGCGCCATCTGCGAATGAGACCAACGTTGAACCTGGGCCAGCTATTAAAGGCTACGTCCCTCTCATCTCATGGGTTCAAGCAGGCGCATGGTGTGAGATTGAAGACGTTAGGACCCTAGATGATGCAGAGATATGGCTGCCATGCGCCGCTTCCCATAGCAGCCAAAGCTACGCCTTGCGAGTACGTGGACTATCCATGTTCAATCAACATGAACGTCGATCCTTTCGAGACGGAGACATCATCTTTGTTGATCCCGCGAAAGATGCGGAAAATGGTTCTCTTGTCATTGCCAAGCTCATGGATAGCCAAGAAGCAACTTTCAAGCAATTGGTGATGGAGGGCAGCCGCCGGTTTCTGAAACCTCTGAATCCAGCATGGCCAGAGCCGATCATTGAATTAGGGGCCGACGCAATCATTTGCGGCGTAGTATTTTCAAAGCTTGAAATTTTCTAATACAAAACCCAAAAAAGGCCCGCAGCGATGTGGGTTTTTTTTGCATCGTGAAAAAATCAATTCAAATACGTATTGACTGAATCAATACGTATTTGTATCGTTTGCATCGTAGATCTCTCACCAAAGAGTACGGACATGCAAACAACACAGCACAATAAGGCTCGTTGCCCGGTGTACCTACACCCATCAGCTTGCACTAACCCAGAAGCCGTCAAAGAGATTCAAAAAAGCACCGGCCTACAGGTAATCGTCGCGCCTGGCACTCGCTTAGCACCGGCAAAAGTAAATGTCATCACTCACGGATGCGGACCGTTCGGGGGTGATGCAGCATGAAGCCTCTATTAATTGGCATCGCTGGCGTCGCCCGCTCTGGTAAAGACACCGCCGCGCAGCATCTGGTAAGCCACCATGGATTCCAGGCTTACGCGTTCGCTGACCCACTGCGTGACGGTCTGATGCACATCCTCAACTTGAGCCCTTGCGACTTCGACGGTGCCCAGAAGGAACTGCCGCTGCCATGGCTCGGCCGATCCCCTCGCCAGTTAATGCAATCACTTGGCACCGAGTGGGGCCGCAACAACGTGCATCCCGAACTCTGGCTGCTGCTTGCGGAACAGAATCTCGACCTACTCGCTCGCACCCACGACGAAACACGCGGCTTTGTCGTCAGCGACGTGCGGTTCGAAAACGAAGCGGACTTCATCCGTAAACGTGGCGGCGTGGTGATTCACATGGAGCGGATAGCTGCTCTCACCGTCAACCAGCACAGCAGTGAAAACGGTGTCGTGCGCGCGCCGGGAGATATCTGGCTACCGAATGATGGGCCGCTCGAAGAGTTGTTCACCAACCTAAACCATATTGTTGACACCCTGCACACCCGTGCTGCGGCGGCCTGAGGCAGCGTGATGACAAACCGCACCCTGGACGAATCCGCCGCATTGCTCGGACTCAAGCCCCGCGCCTTCCGCACCAGGTTGCGCGAGCTGGGCATTCTCAACAGCAGTGGCGATCTAGCAAGCCAGCACCGTGATCGTGGCTATCTGTATTCGGATCCGCGCAGCGCCGTGATTCCGTCCCTCAACAAGTGCCGTCATTACTCCGTGGTGATGGTGAAGGAAGAAGGGATCGAATGGCTGGCCAAGAAGTTAGGAATCATCATTACCAAAAAGGACGCCGCGGCATGAAAACCAACTACCTCAATGCCTACACGCAAGCCCTCGGCGCCCTGAAGCTGATCCCTATCTACTTGAACTGCCCGGGAGTACTCAGCCGCGCAACACTCGTTGGCGCCTCGACGGAAGCCATCCAGTTACTGGAAAGCATGCCCGTACTAAGCACCGAGCTGGCCGAAGTATTTCGATGCGTCAACAACGTGATCCTTGACGGGCAAGTCGCCTACGTTACGCCGACCAACTCGCCTGAGTTCCCATTTGGCGCCGTGGTGGCTGACGCCAAGGGCAACATCTGCGCGGCTGCCATGGGCAAAAGTAAAGAAGGCCTCGCCGAGCTGATTCGCCTCAAGCTGCTGCCCCCATCGGAGGGGTTCGGGGAGAACGCAGCGTGAGCAAAACACTAGAGCAGTTGCGACGCCAGTTCGCTACTCCATGCCCGACCTTGGCAGCAGTTCGGGAACAATACTTCGCTCACATTCGCACCGACCGCTACCTACTGGCCGAGATCAAGGCAGGTCGTATCGCGCTGGTGGTTAAGCGTCTGCACGAGTCGGCTCGCGCTCAACGAGTGGTGTACCTGCACGACCTGGCCGAGTTCCTCGACGCTCAAGCGGAAATCCACGCAGCATGATTGAAAATATACCAATAGATGGCAACTCAGAACTCTACTACTTTTGCCAATAGAGAATAAAAGAACAGTATGAACACTCTTTTTTTATTAATGGCTCAGTATGATGGCCAAGCAGTCATACCGCTAAGCAGGGTATGCGCAGATTACATGCACCTAACTGTGGAAAAGTTTAAGTACAAATGCTTGAATGGAGAGATCGATATTCCTATCGTTCGCTTAGGCGCTGATACGCAAAAGGCAGCATTGGGCATTCACGTGCATGATTTAGCAATTTATATAGATATACAGCGTAAAAAGGCGATGATCGAGCAAAACAAATTAATGGGGAGAGATGAGTGATAATACAAAAGGGGCGCGAGCCCCTTTTGTCGTTCTTTACGCTAAAATTGAACGCCGGAGTACTTTGCTCATTAACTCACCACGGACTATGCGATTGCCTCTATCATTACTGGCTTGCAGTGCCGCTTTGTAATACCGCTCAGCATCTAAATCATCTACCGACTGCCCAGAAGAAGCCACATCAACTTTTGAGAAAAACAAATCAAGTTCATTTCTTACCTTTGGAATATCTAAATCCACGCCGGACTTTACGATCAAGCCATGCAATTCAACGAACAAGGTAAAAAAATCTGCTTTTTTGTAAATCCTGGATTTTGGCGGAAAATTCAACCTCGAGATAAAATTAAGAACCACGTTTACTTGATCGAAAACTTTCCCTTTATCTGGAAAAGCTTCGTTAAATCGTTCAAGATAGGATTCTATTTCGACATCACGATTAAAGTACGTACTCATTATTGTAGCTACCAATCCAGAGCAGTACATAACATCATTCATTCGCTTAATATCGGTTGACGTAAATACCTTGTGATTCTCAAAGAAATCAAGAGTTGATATCTGCTCCGCCAACGCTTTGAATTCGCCTCCATAACGTGCGTTATGGACTTCCATGGCATTAAGTCCATAGCTAGTGGAGTTAATTCTCTGAAAGACCTGTTTGATTTGATCGATAGGCATATTGCCAAGATCACGCACTACGACTTTATATTCTAAAAATTCAATCTGAACCTCCTCATCCAATTTTTCATATGGGGGAAGGTCAGGAGGAAGTCGTAAATCTTGCGAGCCTTTGAAATACTGATAAAGCGTAGTAATTCGTTGTTGACCATCGACTAAGACTTCGGCTCCCTCGCCCGTTTTTGTATCGACCTTGCCGGCAGCAATATAAATCTCTGGGAATGGATATCCCTCGAGGATCGTCCGAATAAACTCTACCTTATCTTTATTTATCCATACCAATCGGCGTTGAAAATCTGGTTGAGGAACTAGGGTTCCTTTTCCAATGGCAGTCAAAAGAACCCGAAGACGTCTATTAGATGCTGAGGTATCCATAATTACACTTCATCCTTGCACTGTTCAATGCAAATTTTTTGATATTCTTGTAAAAAAAACGTGGAATGATAAAGCCCAGCTCTTATTTTATAAGGGCCGTATTTTCGGCTTGAAGTCAGCTCATTAAAAAAATCCCACCACTTACTTGTAAATTCAAACTGGTGGTTTATCGGAAGCTTATCAGGCCGGATCCAGCCTTCCGATAAATATCTAAAAAACGAGTTAGACTTCGGCCAATAAGCGCCTCCACTCTTGAAAAGATATGCTTCCATCCACACCTGCTCAAACAATTCAGAAGACACGACGGCGATATCTATATCTGATTCATCACCAAACGCTTCGAATCTTTTTGTAGGTTTAATACTGAAGCCTAGCTTACCCGACCCAACCATAATTACATCATTATAGCCAACTGCAAAATGATCGCATACTTGCTCTTTTAGACGATAATGCTGATCAACGTCCAATATACTGCTTTGCCCACCCAGAATATATTTACGAACAATCTGGAGACTTGAAAGTCCCTTTAAATCTTCTTTGAATTGATCAATCATCATAGGTTCTAGCAGTTAGCGTTTATGAGTACGCACTTACGAAAAACCAACATCGCAAATACAGCCGAATTTGATTTCGGCACATGGCATACAGCCATCACGCCATCGCCACGCTCGAAACTACCCATCACCTGCCATCTTGTCCAGCAGATCTTCAACAATTCCCACTAGGCAGAGAATATGCTTATGCCTCCTGCACTCGTTGTAACCACTTCCATGCGTGATACAGATTCCCTTTACCCCGCAAATGTGTGTATCGCCGGAGTGAGTTCCAGTCCCGATGCCCGGAAACACTCGATACCCTGGGAATGTCCCAGTCCATCTCGAACAGTCGACTCACACCTTCGTGCCTTAGATCATGGAAGTGCAGATCTTCAATCCCCAGCAGCGGGCACGCCCGCGTGAACGATGCGGATACCGACCTGGAGTTGTACGGAAAGATCTCCCGCTCAGTCCTGGGCATACTCTGCAGGATCGCCCAGGCCTCATCGGGCAGATGGCACCACACGTCGTTGCCGATCTTCTGCCCAGGGTTCTTCATGTCGCGCACCAGGACCGCCTGCCGAGACTCATCAAGGTCATCCCAGCGGATCCTAGTGATTTCCTCCTGTCGGCGCGTCGAGAAAAGCGCGAAGGCAATCATCTTCGGCATGTTGATCGACTCAGGTCGACGAACCTGCATTTCGAAAAAGTGCTTCATCAACCTGTCTAACTCGTCGAGCGTCGGCCGACGGTTGCGCTCCTTGCTCTTGCTCACCATACCTAGCTTTCGTAACACCTTGCGTGCGTCGGGCATGGCCAGTGAATCTACCTCATAGCCCCAGGCCGGTCGCGCTACGGACAGAACCGCGCCCAGGTGCGAGAGATCATTACCGACAGTCTGCGCCTGAACACCGCCGCCCTCTTTACTCATCCGCCACTGTGCAAACTCCACCAGCTTCTGGCTGGTCAGGGCTGAGTCGTTGAGGTCGCCCAACCAAGTATCCTTGATCGCCTTCAACGTCGCGTTTTTGGTTTTGCCTAACGGACGGATCTTCTCGTACTCGTCCAGGTACTGTTCGATCATCTTCCTGATCGTTACACCCTTACGGTTTGCGCGCTCAATCGCACCAGGCTCAGCCAGCTCCGTCTCACGCCGTTTGATCCAAGCCTGGGCGACCTGCTTGCGGTCGAAGGTTTGGCTTTCCTGATAAACTAAGCGCCCGTCCCGATTGATCCGTATCTGCGCCGTGTAGGCAGTCGAGTTGTCCTTGCGCTTGCGTGATGTGATCGTGCCCAT